TGGCTATTGGCGGGGCGACACGCTCGGAGCGGGCGGGCAACATCTCCGCATCCGAGGCTGAAAAGATCAAGGCGAAGGCGCGAGGCAAGCTGTATCCAGGTGGAAGATGAGCGAAGAGAACATCAACCAGCAGGCCGATGCCGCTATCGAGCAAGCTCTCGACGTTGCCGACATTCCCACGGACAAGCAGAAGGCGCTCGCCAATCTGGAGTTTCTGCAAAGGGAATATTGGCGCGTCCGCAACAATGCCCAGCGGTACATGCGCTGCCCTTACTGCACGGAAGACAAGCGGATGCGGAACTTCCCCGGAAGTGTGAAGCTGTGCTGCGTCATGTTCGCCAAGGCGCTGAAAGCGATTCTGGACCGGCAGGATGAAGTGGACCGGGCGCAGAATGCGGCGAAGACCATCGTGCGGATTGCGGAAATGGCGGCGAAGAACTGATGGCAAAAATCAACACTTCAAATCGGCGCGACCTGATTTTAGAGTCTACGACGCTCCGAAATGGCCGGTATTGGTATGAGGTAGGAGGGCAACTCCATTTCCCCGTCTATGGATGCAGCGGCGGCCTCACCACTTCTTTTGTAGCTATGCTAGTGGAAAAACCTCCCAATGCGGCGGTAGATTTTGGCCAGCAAGGTCTACATGACGATGCGGCGCTCGGCTGCGATTGCGGTGGAAGATGGTTCACTATTTCGATTCTCGACAATGATTCCGATGAGGTTCTTCGCCGTAAAATCCACGAAGCGATAGAGGCTCTGAATGGCGACTAGCGCAATCATGCCAGCTCCCACCGAGCAGAATCCCGATACGGGCGGCGCTCCAGTCACGCAGCAGCCTCAGCCATCCGAGCCTATGTCGTTCGGCAAGAACAACCGCAAGCTGCCTGACGAGTTGAAAGAGGTTCTCGAAAGCCTCATCAAAGACTTTCAGCAGCAGGAGAAGTTCGACCGCATCTATGAATTCCTTCTTGACCGCAAACTGCGCTGCTACGACGACGGTGTACAGCACTTCTACGGCAACAATGGCACCGGAGTTTATCAGATCGGCGAGGCCGGCGGTTCGATTGATATTGGCGGTGAGCAGGTTGAGTGCTCAGAGTATCTCGATACCTACAACATCGCGCGCGCGCGCCGCCGCACCATCGATGCGGTTCTGACGCAAAGCCCTCCGGGAATCATTTTCGAGCCTGACAAGCCGGATTACGATCCCGATATTCAAGCGTCTGAAACAGCGGAGGGCTACCGGCATCTCTTCGACCAGAAGAACGATGTAGCCGACATTCAGCAGTCGATCACCCGATTTTTTGAGCTTTCCGGGCGTGTGGTGGCGTGGACATACACTGCGGCTAATCAGCAAAAATGGGGCTTGAACGATCAAGGCCAGCCGCGCCGCATGGAGACGACGGAGATTTTTGGAACGCTTGAATCGAAGGTTCCGATCATCTGCCGGAATCAGGATGGCGCTCTTTATTGCTTCCTCTTCAAAGACCCGAATATCCTGACCGCCCGCGATGAGAATCCGTGGCTCCAGGATGAGAATGGAACATGGAAGATTGCCGAAGGTGAGGGCAGCATTGGCGAGACGGACTGGGAGCGTTATGCGCGCCTGGGAGTGCGCCAGACCAAGAAGGGCAATATTCAGATTTCCAATGCGCTGAATCATCTGGTGACAGAACTGCACGCCTTCATCCGGCCCGCCGCTTTCCGCGCCACATGTTGCGATAAGGTCTACACCGGGGCATCCGGTTGGGATGAGCAGGCAGAGGATTACGTGCGCGAGCCAGCCACGAATGAGGATGGCGAGCCGATGAAGGTGGGCGACATGCTGCGCAAGCTCTATCCCGAGGGCGCGCATGTAGTCTACATCGGCAAGGTTTACAGCGAGTCAACGCCGGATTCGATGGACGATTGTATCGACATAGTGATGAGCGAGAAGAGGGATTCACTGACCGGCGGCGCGCTTATGGAGCCGATGATTCCCATTCAAGATGGCTTCAACGACTTCAAGAATGCCGAACGCGAGTTCTACGAAAAGGGCTGGCCGGTCACCTGGTTCAAGGGCGATCAGACGGATTACGATGCGTTCATTGCTCAACAGGCAAGACCAGCGCAATTCGCGCTATTGAAGAATCCGCTGGGCGGTCCTGAGCTTCCAGTCGAGAATCAGTTTTACAAAGAGCCTGACATGACCGCACCTGAGACGTTCGTGCAGTGCATGGAGGACTATCGCGGGCCGCTCTCGCAGGATATTACGGGCGCTTCCCCGGCGCTTGAAGGAGTAGCTGGCCCACACGATGAAACTGCCAGCCAGCGGGCAATGGACAAGGCTCAATCGATGGGCATTCTGGGTCCGACATGGAGCCGCGTGCAACTTGTCTTCGCCGGGATTTACAAGAAAGCCGCCTTGGCCGCATCGAAGAACCCTGACCACGCCAAAGAGATCACGGTTGCGCTGGGCAACAAGCAGACAGCCACGATTCAGTTGCAGAGACTATCTCGCGGCTCGTTCCACTGCAAGCCGGATACCGATTCCACGTTTCCAGAATCGACGGCGGCAAAGCGGGCTACGCTGGGCACGCTGCTCCCGCAGATTGCAACCTCGCCCATCGGGGCCGAGTTCATCAACGATCCCGAGAACTGGGAAGAGGTCATGCGGATTGAGGGTTTGGCTGAGGATTTCTCGGTCATCCCAGCCGAGGCGGCGCGCAAGCAGATACGCGAGATCGACATTCTCATCCGCGAGGCTCCGGTCCCGAATCCTGCGGTCGCACTCTATCAGCAGCAACACGCGGCGCTGGCTATCCAGGCGCAACAGGCAGGCTTGCCCGAGCCACCCTATCAGCCTCCGCCGGATGAGTTGCCGTCGATTCAGCCAAAGAAGCGCGATTACCACAAGTGGGAGCTTGCTCAATGCCAGAGATGGCTATCGAGCGATGCCTGCTGGCGGCTAGAAGTGCAAGGCGACCTCGAAGTGGAAACGGCACCCGCACAACCGCCATTGCCACCGATGCCCGGATATTCCGATAATCCGCATGTGCGCAACGTGGAACTGCACGCCGATATGCACGAACAGTTTTTGCAGCAACAGGAGATGGCGCAACAGGCAATGATGCCCCCACCGCCAGCCCCAAAGGGAGCGCCTGGAACACAGTCGCCCCAAGCCCATCCACAAGTCCAGGCCAATGCCCAACCTCCGGGCGCGCCTGGTCAACCGACGATATAGGAGAGTGGTATGCCAGATGAAGGCGCGGTCGCAACGCTGGAATCCCCGGCGGTAGATTCGGGGTTGGTCGAAAGCAGCACAACAACCGATACCTCAACCGATACTACAAATTCAAGCGGAACAGGAACCACGGATGCTATTGACAATTCAGATACCCCAGTTGCGGGAGAATCTGGGCATCTACGCGGGACGGAACTCTACAAATCGGTCAAAGAAAAGCTCAAAGCCAGCGGCCTGAGCGCCGCCGAACAGCGCAGTATCCGCAACGCGATTCACATTGCCGACAAAGCCGACAAGCTCTCTGGCGGCAACCTTGAGGCGTTTGAGACTGAACGTGGCATCCTCGCCAAGCTCTCCGACGATCCAGACGCGGGTTACACGCCGGAGCAGATTGTCCAGAATACCCTTGAGGAGCGCAAGTTCTGGCGCGATTTCGACAGCAACTTCCACAAGGCAGACGGTCAGATCATCAAGGACATGGTTGCGGCCAACTCCGAGAGCTTCCAGAAACTCGCTCCGATGGCGATGGATGAGTTTGCGCAGGTCAATCCCGAAGCATTCAGCGGATACGTTGCCCGGAGCGCCAAAGGGTATCTCGACGACAAACAGATTCCTCTCAAGTTCGCCATTCTGGAGACATTTCTGCCCTCCATGCCCGACTTCCCCGGAAAAGACCGCGTCGTGGAAGCGATTCAGGCCATTTATGGTGCTTTCGACGGCCTGGACAAGATGGCAAAGAATCCAATCACGCCGAAAAAGGCAGAGGGGCAGACAGAACAGCCGGGAACGCTGAACCAGGGCCAAGATACTACCGAGGGGCTTACGATTCGCGCGAACCGGGCGGAGTGGCAGCCGGCGGCTCAGGCCGAGGGCATCAAAATCCGCACTGCGGAGATGAATCGCGTTGCCGCACAGCAAAAAGTGACGCTGGACGATGCCGACCGAGAGAAAATCCGCGTTGCGGTGAATGAAGAGGTCAATACCCGCCTCTCGGTCAACGAAAGGTACAAGCAGGCCATGCGGCAATACCTTTTGAACGGCAACCGCAAGGCATATGTGGACCGAGCGACCTCAGAGCAGCAGAAGATCGTTGCTGGGATTACGCAGCGGCATACGCAAGCCGTGATCGACGCAAAGAAGGCTGCTGGCGCATCGAAGACGGCGCAGAATGGCAATGCGAACGGCCAGAAGACGGTCCAGAACGCGCAGCCAACCAAAGATGGAGCAGGAAACCTGATTCAATGGCTCTCCGGCCATCCAAAGACGCTGGGCAAGCAAGTAGATCTGCGGCGCACGACAAACGGGATGCTGGGGCGGCAGGAAGCGTATCTTGTTGGCGAAAAGGGGCTGTACAAGTGGCGTCCGAAGACAGCATGACGGATTTGATTGACTTTACGCGCTGAGAAGTGCGTAAATAGCAGTAATGTAACAAAGTTTCACCGGCAGCGACAGGCATAACGGCACCGCCCGATTAAACGGAGCCTGAAACTACCGCACAGCACCACACTGGCAGTCGCCAAGACACAGCAGCCCGCTGCAAAGGGCGCGACCTACAGCGAATTTCCTTATCAGGAGAATCGTATGGGCATCGCGTCCGTAGACCAATCGTTAGCATTGCAGCAGGAGTGGGTAAGGCCCGAAGTAGAAGACCTCGCCCTTAGTGCTTCCGTCCTCTGGAAGCGGTTCAAATCCACCCAAAAGAAAGATGTTTCCGGGCGTCTCGCCCGCGTTCCCACCATGCCGTCTCGTGGCGGCAAGCCCCGTGTCGCCAACCTTGACGGCGGCGATCTCGGCCTTGGCAGCGGACCCACCACCATCCCAGGGCAGGTGACCACCACTACCCTCATCATGGCGTGGAGCTATACCAAGGAAGCCGAGTACGCGACCGATTCCGACGAAAAGGCGATTGAGGATTTTGCTACCCTGACCCGCTCGATTGCTCCAAAGGCGTTCGCGGACTTCATGGACACCGTGATTCAGGGAAACGGCTCGAACACTCTCGACACCATCGTTTCGACCGTGGTTACCGGCTCAAACATCACCGGCTTTGTCGTCAACAATGCCAACTTCTTCCTCGACGATCAGGACTTGGACATTTGGAGCGCGCTGGGAACCGCTAGTCCGGTTGCCTCCATAACCATCGAATCCACCGACATCCTGAATAACACCATCTGGCTGGCGAACCCTATTCCGACCTCCCTCGGCATCACCGCCGGCTATCTGCTGCTTGTGAGCGGTTCACCTGGGCAGGCAAACACCGGCGTCTTCGGCCTCCGCTACTACCAGGTTGGCACCAACACCGGCAACTGGCTTGGCATCCAGCGCAGCGCATGGCCGGGGAAGTACCTTGTGCCCACCCTGGCAGTCAATGGTTCCCTGACTCCGCAGGTTGTTCGCGCCATCTTCTCTCTCGTGGAACTTTCCAAGGGCGAGGAAGTGATCGAGGGCGAGGGCATGTTCGGACACTGCAATGTGGATGTCCGCGACGCATGGGAGCAGAATGCTCTGCTGGTGCAGCGCATTGACTACAATGTAGCCAAGGGCGACACCAGCGAGGATATGCTCAAGCGCAAGGCCGCGACAACCATCGGTGGCCGCGAGTTGCTTGTCAATCCGCGCGCGCTCCCCGGCTACCTCGACATCCTCAAGGAGAAGAACCTGTTCCGCATCGAAACCGTTCCCACGGACTTCTACGATGTGGCAGGGCAAACCCTCTTTCCGCTGTACGGACAGTCGGGCGGTATTGCTGCCAGTCTGGTGTTTTATATGATCTGGCAGGGACAGCTGGCTGTGGTGCAAAGTCGAGAGGGAGCCTTTTTGAGCGGGATCACAATTCCGACAGGTTTGTTCGGTCATTAGGATCAAGGTAGCCCGTAAGGAATGTAACTTGACGCTGACGATCTCCAACACGCTGGAAATCCCCAAGCCGAGCCAATGGCCTATACCGATGGCCCGGTTTGGGGTGGTTCCGAATGGCCGGCTCAAGGGCAAACCAATCTATCGGATTGTCTTTGCGCCGACCTGCAAGAAGCTCATCTTCGGAATGGATTCGCATGGCGTAGTCGGAGCGCATGTGCGGGCAAAGCATGGTCCTTGTGGAAACAAGTGGATTCTGGAAAAGTGGATCAGCGGATGGGAAGCCTGCAAAATGTCTCCTGCCGAGTACGAGCGTTGGGGGCCGCGCGATCCGCAATCGGGTATGTTGCTGGAAGGGCCATATCCGCACGATGGGATTTACGAGCACTGCTGGACCTTCGATGCAATCGAGGACATTTCCGGAGTGGATCACATCATCGGCCTGATTCACAGGGGCGCAATGCGTTCTGCCGCGCAGATCAAGGCGGGGAATGCGGAACTCGACGCCAAGGCGGAGAGGGAAGAGTCCGATAGGCGCTTCCAACGATGCCGGGAAACAGAACCGCTTTATGGGGTGCGGTCGGCAAACTTTGCTGGTACTCCGAAGGCGGTCAACCATAAAACCGTGAAGACACCAATAGCGGCGAACGATCTTGGAATGCCCA